ACTGGCAAGCTAAGGCAGAATTGTGCCGTGACCTAGCCTTAACCCAGATCCAAGAAGAGGAGACAGAGAAGGAGGCGGGTATGAATCTAATGCGTATGACCTACGCCTTGTCTATGGTTGATGCCTATTCAGAAGGGAAGGGAGAGAATGAGTAGAGTCCTACGCTTCGATAGCAATGGAGATCCATTTTTAGGAGATCCAGACGACAGGATAATTGCATTCCACCCTCGCGTCTCGCCACTTGTGAACCTATACGAAGTGGTAGATGAGAAGGGTGAGGCTATCTGGGGTGGCAACGACACACACGAAGCTATCCGCTACCTACGCAATAGCCCTGTCAATTGCAGAATCCTTGTGTCGGGGTGGGAAAGTGACGACGAAGATGCTCACCTTGTAGGCCAACCCATTGACATCACCAAGCTTGTCTATGCGGTATTGGCGGTGAATCAATGAGCTATTTCTTGGGTATCCTAGGCGTAATGCTAGTGGCATACGTCCTAATTGTATGGGAGGATAGGATCAATGGACAATGAGAAGAGATTGGCGAGTGCTGCAAAGCAGGCCGTCTATTACCGTAACTACCGAAGAGCAAGAGATCGTGCCTTGGTGAAGCTGGCGCAAGCCTACCCAGACGCGTATAAAGAATTGCTGGAGAAGGAAAAGGTGAGTGATGAGCAAGAAGGCAAAGCGTGGATTGATCTTAACGGGACTACTCTTAGTCCTCGTATCGTTGCACGTGCAAAGGCTAGGGGAATTACCATTGCCCAAGCCGATACAAACCAAGGCAACAATGGAGGAGAAGAGTGAGAACAGAAAACTTGCATACAAATTTAGTAAAGCTCTCGGTTATACGAGAGCAGAAACGACGTGCCTCCTACGACTTTGGACCCGTGAATCCCGCTTCGACCACCTTGGTTTCCCAAAGAACTCTAAGGGAGAACCAATTAGCTCAGCTTTCGGAATTGCTCAACTCCTTAGAGAACGTAGTAGAGAGCCTGAACTACAAATCCTTCACGGCCTACGATACATTGGTCACCGCTACGGAGGGAGTGCGTGTCGCGCTCTCAGCCATAGCGACAGACGAGGCTGGTACTGATACAGTCTGATCCGCTCACCTCTTCCGAGTAACGAGAACCCTACTGCACCCTTCCGTGGTAGGGTTCTTTACTTTGCAAAGACAAAAAGCCCTAGTCATTTAGACTAGAGCTTGTTGCCAGCACTCTCAGCAATTTGCTGCCGAGGTACATAAATCATAACACTATCCGCCAGTAGAGTAAAACCCTTTACCCTTGAAGGTGATGGCAGGTGTGTCCCACTTACGGATCATTGGTATATGGCAATCAAAACAAGAAGGCTCACGTGGGTCCTCGTGGATACTGCGTTCAATAGTTATTTCCCCATTGCAATCAGGGCAACGATAGTCATACTGCATCAGAGCTTTACCGCCTCTTCGATTGGTAGATAACCTACTAACTTACTGACCTTATTAGAACGTGAGAACTCAGTCGTCGCTGGCATCCAATGACTAAACCATTCAGGCTCTGGCACTTCCATTAGGTCAAAAGAAAAGACCCCTTCTGGGGTCGAGTTAATGTAGAACGGAACTAGATCTCGTTCTGCTGCCTGCGTTATCAGCTTACGATACTTCATCTCTTCAATCAGTAGTGTGGGATAGTGGGTGTTACGACACTTCAACTCTATGTATGCAGAAGAGTCACGACTAATGCAATCGAATGAGTCATAGATACCCTCTGACTTCTGCAAGTCAGGGTACTTGGTATCCAATAAGAATAAGAATAGATCAATCTCTTTCATTGCCAAGGGTTGTCACCGCCCAAGCCATTCTGTACCTTGCGTAATGCGCTGGTGCATCTACGATCTGCGGTAGATACTGCACACTCTAGTAAACCTGCCACCTGTTGCAAAGTAAGTCCTTCGTGGTAACGCATACGAAGTATGGTCTGGTCCTCTACTTCAAGCTTTAAGTATGAACGCTTCACATCAATCAAGGTAGCAAGCAGGTTGCCACCTTCTGCTGGAACGCTAGGCTTCTTAGGTGAGCCATCATTGATAAGATTCTGAGCCTGCTCTAGCACCGTGTCATCCACAATGGATGCGATAACGTGAGGTAAAACCTGTGCGATCATAGCTGTATCGTAGAAGGCTTCATCACCTGTGCGATAGCCAGACTTAGCCGCCTTCTCTTTACGAGCATAGCGTTCTGCTGCACGTTTCATCTGCCAAGCAATACGCTTCTCATTGATAACACGTTGGACTGGGTTAGGTTCACTAAGAGCATCATTGAATTGTGTGCCACGTGTAAGCGCCCAAGCAAGGCACTCTTGTAGTACATCATCTCGTTCTACGTAACCACGAAAGCGACGGGCTATTGCACTTGCAACGCTAGGTGCTATGTCGTAGATAGATTTATGTAGCTCAATCACAATTAGGTTCTTCTACCTCTGGCCACACACCATCGAGCACCATCATTGCAATAGCAGAATAGTTTAATAAATCCACAAAGCTATCACGCAATGACTCATTGCTTGGCTTAACACCTGAGTCTAGTAAGTTATTGATGCGAGCTATCTTGTCCCACATACGTACACGCAGACCATTAAGTGGTCCACCTGGTGAATGAGCAATGTTCTTTGGGCCGTAGTCGTGATGCTTACGCACCAATAGATTGCCTGCTTGATCCATAATGCGCCAAACATCAGCAATGAACGCTTCATTTACCTTGTCGGCATAGGCCGAAGCAGTATAGTCTCGGTTTCCATATTGATCTCTAGGATCTGGAAGCCCATATGCTGCAAAATCTGTACCATCTGTAGCCATTCGTCTCTACTCATCCTTCTGTCCTAGTAGCAAAGCCTTCGTTGCATCTAAACCTTTGGTCAGATAGAAGTCATTGATGTCCATTGATGGGGGTAATGTTACTATTGTGCTATTAGAAATCTCTTGCGCGACACGCTTGGCAAACTCAGCGCCAGGGTTGGTGCCATCTTCTTTAATATCATTGTCACCAATAACAAAAACTGTGTCGTAACCAGTAAAGAGCTTGACAAAGTGTGGCTTCCAAGCCTGTACCCCAGGTACACCTACTGCTGGTATGCCAACAAGACCAGACAAGACCAGCGCATCTAACTCGCCTTCACATACTGCAATGTATGAAGAGTCAATAGTTATATCGCTAACGTTATACAGGTGTGCCTTCTGCCCAGTAGGTGATCCATACTTGGGCTTACCATCATCTAGTCTGCGGAACTTATAACCCACGCAGATACCATTAGCTGTCATATAAGGGATGGACAACCAGCCTTGGTGCATCTCGTGACCATTGATAGGGTCTGTTACTGTACCCAACGAATACTGTTGGGCAACAGCATCAGATATCCCACGTTCTTCGAGATAACTTAGAGCTTCTGCGCTTATGTTTTGACTGTAATGTTTGGCCGCTTCCGTCAATGATCTCGATTGCACGATTGAGGGCATCCTTAAACTCCAAGTTCTCTATGTGCATAACAACATCTACTGAACTGCCACCCTTACCGCAGGTATGGCAGAAGTAGAGGTTGTCATACGTGTTCATTACAGCACTACGTCTGCTGTCTGTATGGATACAGCAACGAACCGCTGCTGACTTACCTTCTCTTACTTCTCCACCGTAATAGGAAACAATAGTTCCTATGGGGATTGAAGTTGCATCAACGGAGTGCTTTCGTTTGCTCGCTTTATGTACCCTGGACCAGTCTTGTGCTGGCATACACACCCCTTATCGTCGCACTTATCGTGCCATTGAGCTGAACGCTTATAGTGGGTAAGAGTATTCTCTTCTCCTGCCTTATGACAGTTCTGGCAAATCATCTTCTACCTCTTCAACTACTTCTTCTACTACTGGTACAAGTATCTCTGTTGTTGTTATTTCTCCACCTGGTACTGGCATTATTGTTTCTCCTTTAGGAATTGAGTTAGGTCTTGGATTACCCAAGCTTGATCTATTGAAGCGTTGCGACGCTTAACTACGACGTAAGACAGAGGAACTTCCCCAAGACCCCGTGCCTGTGCATAGTTAAGCGCCTCAACTTGTGCTTCTCTCCAGAATTCAGGCAGGGAAAGGGTCTGCCTATTCTTGAGTTCTAAGATGTAGGTTTCTCCAGATATGATAACAACCATATCACCTTCATCTTTTGCCCCAGCCTTGGTCAGACGTTCTGCTATTACGCCTTTACTGCGTAACCATTTCATCACATCTGTCTCAAACTGAGAACCTTTGCGTCCGTTTTTATTAGCCATTGAATACTAAACTTTCCATAGGATTAAGGTAAGCAACTGGTACATACCAAGTCCTGTCATTATATCTCCACTCATCACGCTTGCATTCAGATCCAAGTTTCCAACCAATAGCTGTGTACTCAGGACCCTTCCATTCAGGCGCAACACGTCTTGTCTTGTGACATAAACCATCAGACATTAATACATATACAAGGTTGTCGTCGTCTCTAGTTGAGTAACGCATTCCCCTTACTGGTGGGAACGAGTAACGGATCTCTCCAAATCCTGGGATGTCAAGTTCTGATTTCCATTTATTGTAATGTGGAGTGAAGTTATCTTTACCAACCATACGTGCGAATGCAAGTTCTGATCCTGCACACACAACGTGTTGCCACGTTTCCCATAGGTCACCCTCTGAGTAATTGATATTCTTTGTTGGGTCACCGAAATATGGCCTCTGTCTTTGGTATCCAACTTCAACACAAGTAGCTTCCTCTTCTATTGTTAAAGCGTATTTAGATTTGACCATAGGTACTCTCCTCCCCCGCACTACGAAGGTAAGCTCTACCTTGTGCATCATCATCACCTATCTGACAAGATGCAAAGTCTACAAATAGTGATGCCCATTGAGAAGCATCAGCAAAGTGTGGACCAAATCGGTTCTTAACCGAAGCCATCCGCAGTAAACCTTGTGACGGATCATAACCTAATGTCAGTATCAAAGCAGGTAATTGACTTACCTTTCCGTGGATGGCTCTTCTAGGTGGAGGCATCATAGGAGAACCATACTCGCTTTGTTCGCTGACGTGATGGAGTACTAAGACGCAAGCCTCTGTCTTGCGTGCCATATCGTGCAACTCCATCATAATTGCACGTAGCCCTGCCCACTCATTGTCTGTTTCAGCAGCCACATTCATTAGGTTGTCTATGACAATTAGCTCTGGAGCTATTCCATAGAGTTCAACGTAAGCCTTTATCTCCATCTCAATATCATCAAGAGACGGACTGGAGTCAAAGACCCACTGAATGTGTGATGTCTTAGCCAAGTGTGGTACGTAGTAATTTTGTTGCTTCTCTATGTTGTGTTCCACAGTAACTTGACTGTGGCCCGATAGGTGTGCAGCAGCACGGATCATTACAGTTGCGGTGTCAGTATCGGCAGAGAAGAAAAGCGTAGGCACATTTGCTTTGATTGCATAGATCAATGCGAACATTGACTTACCAGCATTAGGTGCTGCAGCTACCATACAGACTTGACCGCGACGAAACTTTATAGATTGCTTAACTAAGTTCTTCCACACATCAGGTAGTGGCGTGGCCTTTGTGGTCACTCCACTCCAAGCGCGGGAAAGTTTAAGCACTATTCTCCTCATTCAAAATTATGTGTCTTGCCTTGCGTATCTTTCGTCTATCACCATCGGTGAGTCCACCCCAGATACCGTGACGTTCCTTACGGATACCCCACTCAGCACACTCAGTAATGTGCTGGCAACCACGACAGATTGATTTAGCTGATGCAATACTTAGGCGAACCATTTTGCCTTCGTTTTCCTTGTCAGGAAAGAAGAGATCGCCACCTACTTGAGCACATAAAGGAACCTCAAACTCGTGTGGTTCCCGCATCTGCTATGCCCAGATAGTTGCACACTTGTCTGTGGCACCCTTTGGTGCAGCACACATCCAGCCCTTCCAAGGGCCACGAGCAGAAGTACCTGTAC